TGAAGCGCTGCGCGATAAATGGCGCAGTTCTGCGCGATAAATGACTTGCCGACCTGTTTTGCGCTGGGCAAGCAATTTGCGACGGGGGCAAGCTGCTCAGACTTCCAGATCCACCCCAGTGAGCGCGGGCGCAGGCCCGAGGATCACGCCGCCGCGCACATAGACATGGTCGCCGACCGTCGCCTCGCCGCGGGCGTGCAGCGTGGCGCCGTCGACCAGTTGGATGACGACGCCGTCGGCGGTGACAGCGATGACTTGCCCGGCGTCGTCGGAGTCGCCGGGGATGAGCGCGAGCAGGCGCTTATACGGGTTCCAGCTCATGGGTTTCGATCCGGATGGTTTGCCAGAGGTCGGGGAAGCGGTGATCGACCTGGACGCTGCGGGAGAACCCCAGGCGCGAGACGCCGGACTCGGTGTAGCGGATGAGCTTGCCCGGCTGGATGATGCCGGTCTCCTCGAGCACGGGCAGGCGTAGGGTGATGTGCGCCTGGCGGCCGGTGTCGCCGAGGGTGGCGAGGCCGCGCTGGCGGGTCATCTCCGGGGCCGTGGCAAGCGGGTCGATGATCGTGGGGGCGGTGCGATCGGCCGCAGTGCCGGCGCGGCGGATGCGATCGCGACGGCCGGCCTCGCCCCCATGCACCCACACGGCGTTGTAGGTGGGCTTGTCCTGCCACTCGATACCCTCTACCTCGCACACATCCTCGGGCAGATCGATGTCGGGCGTCTGGCTGGCCCAATGCCAAGGTGCGGCCGGGTAACGCGGCAGGATGATGAGCTGCTGGGCGGTGTTGTGTGCCTGGACGTAGCCCCCACCGGCCTCGGCGATCCGCGTGGCGGCGTCCATGTAAGTGCCTTGATGGCTCCAGGCGCCCGCGGGGACCAGCCAGTCGCTGAGGCGCCAATCGATCGACCAGCCGATGCTGACGCCGTTGATCGTCAGCGCATCGGCCAGCAGCTGCTGGGCGGTGCGGGCCTCGGTGTTGTAGCGCGTGTCGATCGGCGCGTGCGGGGCCGCGAGCCAGGCCGCACGCCCGCGGCCGGAGACCTTGAGCCGGGCATTGGCAAAGCGCCGGTCGCGCCCCATCCGCTCGACCACCAAGTGCAAGGCGGTGGCGTTGACGGTGGCGAGCAACTCGACGTGCTCCCCCAAGGCCGGCGAGCGGACCAGCGGCATGAGGTCGGCGTGAAGCGAGGCGGACCAGCCCCAGGTCCAGCTGTCGGCATCGAGCGTGGCGGAGAAGTCTTCGACCTCGATGGGCTGGCCGGTATCGACCCGCACCAGGCTGAAATCATTGATCACGAGATAGGCCTCGGAAATGGGGACGACGATGGGGGCGCCGGGCTGCTCCGCCGCTGGGCAGCCGAAGACGAGCGCGGGGCGTCCGTCGGCGAGTCGACAGAACACGAGTGCGGCGGGCGCAGACGGCAGCGTCGGGTAGATCGCCTGATGCAGATTGGAGAGGGCGAGCGCGACACCGTGCTGGTGCCGCACTCGCGCGCACATCCGCGTACGCGCAGCCTCCTGCGCCCCGATCGCCGTCGAGTGGCTCCGGCGCGCACCGGAGGTCGATCGCGCGGCAAGCGGCGAGGCGGAGGGAACCTGAGCCTGTTGCCGGATGCGGGTGCAACCGCGCGCTGGAGCACTGCTTTGCGCGTTCGCGCAGACACTTGCAGCGTGCGCCGCAGTCTGCGCCTGCGCCACCAGGGCGCACGCGCCTAGCACACCCCCGTGCTGTACCGGCTGCACGCTGGCGCGGCTGGCGCGGGGGGCCTGCTGGTGTGCCAACCTTGCCGCCGCGCCGAGAAGGAACTCCCCGTGCTGCGCCCGCGCATCGAGCGGCGCACGTAGTGGAGCCTGCTCCGCGGCTGTAGCGAAGAGGGTCGCTTGCCGGCGTAGGGCCTCCGCGTGCGGAACGTTCATCACAGGCCCATCGTTCTCGGGCAGCGAGAGATCGATGCTGAGCGTCGTGGAGAGGGTGAGGGTGGGCATCTCCGGCGCTGGGATGGGCGCCTCGATGGCGCCGTCCTGAACCACATTGGCCGAGAGCACTGCGCGGATGCCGACCGGCGGTTGCGGCAAGTCAATCTCGAGATCCGCATAGTGCGTCTTCGCGCCTTCAATCTGCGCGTACAGAGCGTGCGGTTCCGCCGCCGGGAAGCTGGTGGAAACTTCCCCCTCAACCACCCCGATAGCGTCGCCGAAAAGGACAAAAATCGGCGAGCGAGTAGCTGAGTTTCTGTTGGAAAACAGAAGTTTTACATCGCGCAGGCGGGCCGCACCGGCGAGCGCATCCGCGGAAACCGTCATCGGGTGTTGCGCCAGTTCTTCCGATACCGGCGGGAGATGTGCGGCAACCTCCGCAAGGGAGACGACTAGCGTTATCCCGTGGGCGGCGATGGAGACAGGAAGGAACTCCACCCCAGCGATCTCGGCACTGAGCAGGCCCTCCGTCCTCTCTGCCGGTGGGCCCGAACCGACGGACCAATCCCCCACAACCAAATCGGCCGGCGGGCGTGCATAGCCCGGCAGCACCAACGACCAATCCGCGTTCACGTTTTCCGGGTGCGGATGCTCGTAGCTCACGGCAACACTCGGTGGACGAGATCGTTCAAGATCAAACCTTCCTGAACATCATCGGACACGAAAATGATCTGTTTCTCGCCGGGTAGCGCGGTGCGGAACGAATACTCACCGGTGTCCGGGTCGCTCGTTGTGCTCGCCAGAAGCGCACCCGTGCTGCGCTGGTACAGACGCACCGCCCGGCTCGCGGGGGTTCCTAGCCTGTCGCGAACGATACCGAACAGGGTGGCGGGAGGGGTTGCCGGAGGGAGCGTAAATTCATATAGCCTCCCAATCTCACCGAGGGTGAAAGTGGGTTCTGGCTGTATTGCATTCGTGTATATAGTGGCCGGGGTCTTGCTTTCGTCGAACTGCAGTATTGCGAATATCCCGACTTCTTGCGTCGCTTTGCTCGCGATAATGCGAACACTGTTGTCGGATAGAATCTGAAACAGCGCCTCAACCACTGCAGTTGATGCGCTGGAGTAACGTGCCCACGAACCGTAAATAAGCGCGCCCGCCGGGGAGGTTGCCCACTTCGCAGACCACAATTTCATGTCGAAAAATTTGCTTTTCACGACAAACATGATGGCCGGTATAGGGTCTGTCGTGTACAGCCTATCTATAGGGTCTGCAGTGGGTATTTCCAGCGTATCTACGTAAAGCGCACTCGGGGTTGACGGGTATCCGCTGCTGCGCAACGCTACACCCCCCTCGCCGAATATCGCTATCTGTTGGCCGTTTCCTGTAGGAAGCGGGGCGAAACCCAAGTCCAGAATCCGCACACCGTCGTCGCTTTCCCACGTGGACGAGCTGATCGTCACCGCCGCCGGCAGTGCCATTTCCGCTGAAATCGAAGCGTATGCGGCGAGAACAGATGCGTGAGGCACATTCTCCGAATACGCTATTTCCCCGTAGAGCGGGATCGACGTGGCGATATCGACGATCGGCATTGTTCAGCCCTGGAACGTTGCGAAAACCAAGCGGAGAAAAGACCCGGCGCGCAAAAGCGTATCTTCCAGACGAATATCGCCGGTGCCCAGCGAGTTGGTAACGGTCAGATCGTCCGCCCAAAGCCCCCCGGTGTTGTCGTAGACTTTCGCGCTGGTCGCCTCGCCCGTGAGGCCGATCTGGACCTCCACCGGCACCGAAAGTTGAATCTGAAAAGTCTCGGGGACGAGAATGCCGGGGGTCGTGCGGAGAGGGAGTGACGCCAACAAATTCTGCGCGCTGTCGAAGAAGTCAATCCGTGCCTGCCCCGCACCGTTGTCGAGGAGGTTGAACGAGGCTTGCAGCGCCGGCAGGCGCGCGGCGGCAGCGCGGGCGCTGCTGTGTGCGGTGGAAATGTTCATGTCAATCACTCAACCGTCGGGGTAAGGTTCATCTTCACAACCGGGTCGTAAGTCCCCGTGTGGTCGTACGCGATAATTCCATATTTTATTGCGGGGTCCAGCATCCCAACGGACCAGCGCCCGCTGGTGTCCGACACGACGGTAGTCACGAAAATGCTGTTGAGAATGCCAAAGGCGCTTGTTTGCGCGAACACCTGCACGCGGCGCGAAACTGGCGTGTTCGGAGTGCCCGCGTTTTCTACCGTTCCGAACAGCTTCCCTCCAGGCGAGAAATCAGCCTGAAAGCCTTTTTTGTCCATGAAAACCGTCGTCATCGCCACGGCCCTGTTATATCAACAGCGAATTGGTGTGCGGGATACGAGGAGAATGGCGCACCGGCTCTGAGTTCGTAATAGGCGCGGCCGGAATATGTTGAAACGCCGATGCGGTATTGATCGGGGATGGAACCCGCGGTGTACAGGCCCGGTACTGCACCCCGTATGCCTGAGTGCTGCGGGGTGTCGGATACGTGTGCGGCCAGGCGGGGGAAGTACCGAACCGTCGGGCTCGGGGTGTTTGCTTTTCCGAACCCGATGGGCGTTCCGTACAGGGGCGTGCTGGGCGCGTACGCCAACCCGCTCGCCGTTCTGGCGCTGGAGATGCCCGATGACCCGTAGTCGTACACCCCCGCAGCGCCACCCCCGGGCATTTCGTTACCGCCGTTGCTGGAGGCGATCAGCGTGGTAGCAAAGGCGTCGCTGGGTACGGTTTCAGAAAGGTCTCCGAAACCGTACCCAGCGTGGCCCGCGTAAATAGACGTGTAAGGCTGCGGGTTGTACCTCGGGGCAAAAAACATGAAGCGGTCGTCTGCCGCGAAGAACCATTCGCGCACGGCGGGGTTCGCGACGAGAGCGTTGGTGCTCTTGTTCCAGTAGAAAGCAGAGCCGCTGGAGAGCGGGAAGCCGTTTTGCCCTGCCGAAACAGAGGTCATCGCTTCAAAACCGCGCACCGTTGCTGCGAATGTCTGCGAATCGTCTACTTGCAGGAAAAAGCCTGTGCTCGCCAGATTCTTTGACCTGTAGGCTGCCACGTTCCCGCCGGCGAACGCCTTTTCCCATCCGGCGGGGGCGAAGCGAAAACTTGCTCCCGTTACGACGGCGTTTTCGATGTCCGGGCACAGGAACGTAATCGCGCTTCCAGTGTTAGCTGCAACCCGCCATTCGCCGTTGAGTTGGGCAACGCTGGCGCCCTCGATTTTAACGACGGAGTGCTGGGGGTATGGCGCGGCGGCCCCGAACGTGGCCGTTGCGACACCATCCACGACGAGCAGGGTGCTGGGCGTCCTGTTGCAAAACCCGGTCACCAACAGCGCATCCAGGATCCCAATAATGCGCCCGACCTCCCCGCTCAGCGTAGGAGCCTCGGGGAACGATTGATCAAACCACTTCACGCTCGTGTCTGCTTTGGGCATTACGTGTTCCTCAAGTCCTGTCGATGTTTCCGAGTACGCAAATCTCAACGCCGTCCGCGCCGTCGCCTTCCGGTTCATCCGACTGCTGGATGCTGCGCGCAATCCAGATATCCGCCAGCGCCCCGACCGTATTGAATCGGACGACGTTCGCGGCACTCCACCCACCACCGTTTGCGGCCAGCGGGACGCGGAAATACGGCACACCACCGCTGCCGTCCGAGGCCCGTGTGCGGGGGTTGATCGGCGCGAGGTCCGCGTTGAACGGCCCGGAGTACACCAGGCCGCGGCGCTGCCCGAGCACTTCGACGTTCGTCGTGCTTGTCCAGCGGATCACCCACCGCTCCGTCTCGGCCCCCTCATTCGTCACCTCAATCGGGTGCGCAATCACGTCGAGCGTTGCCGTTGCTTCGCTGCCGGCGATGGTGTCCAGCCACGTGCCGTTCCAGGTTGCCTGATCCCACACGGCGGACACGCGTGCGCGCCGATCGCCGTGTAACAGGCACGATGACACGATCGATTCGCCCGCCGGGTAGTTGTGGGTGAGCGGCCTGGACAGCGTGATTTCCCCGGTGATCTGCGCATCGGTGATCTGCCGGAGATCACCGACGGTATGCCTGACCCGGATCGGCATCGCCATCCCCGCGGTATCGCTGATCACGACGGTGCCCGTCGTGCGGTTGACCTGATACCCCGTCCGGATCACGTCGCCGTCGGCATCCACGACCTTCGCCCACGCCAGGCGCCCGCGCCCGCAGTTGATCGTGGACCCGTCGATCACGCTCTGCGGCGCGGTCTCCGCGGTGTGCATGACCATCGCCACATCGCCCGCGCGGTAGATCGGCACGCGGCCGTCGCTGGGCAAGCGCACCGGGTCGATACCGAGGATGTCGGCGTCCAGCGGCAGGTAGCTGTACGCCACGGCGTTGTAGCGGATGGTTTCCGGCTGGACGGGGAGCGGGCTCCAAACGTCATCCACGCCCAGCGTGCCAAACTGAAGCCAGGCGGTGCCCATCTCGTGATTGATCGCGCCGCGCATTTTTGCGCCCACGATGTTGCCGTCGGCGTCGGCAGCGCCGGTGACGACTTCGCCCGGCCCATCGGCGGGCGCCGTGGTCGCAGTGACAGAAAGCGCCTCGGGCTTGATGGGGGACTGCGACGTTCTGAATACGGCGTCGATCGCGGTCCAGCTTCCATACACGGTCAAGCAGCTCGTGACGATCGGTGGGGTGGCCCCGTCAGTCCAATAGGTGACGTGGGCAAGCCCGCCAGCGTAGTCCACCGAGCCCGCCACAAGCCCGCTACCCGTTTCGGGGTCGACGTCGGTGAACAGGACGCCATTTCGGTCTTCGTACGTCTGGCCGCCGAGCGCGAAACGCAAGCTGTTGGGCACGATGCGATCGGCGCTGGTCTTTGCGAGGCTGAAGGTGAGGCCGGCATCGAGCAGGATGTTTTCGCCCGTTACGGCCTGCGGATCAAACGCCGGGGTGTCTTTCTCGATGCGGAGGCCGCCGAGTGCGGCGACCGCTGAGGTGCCTGGGTTTATTGCCCAGCTACTCGTGCTGCCGGAGTTGTACGGTGGGACTGTTGAGTCTGCGCTGGTGTGCTGCCACGTTTTCACCGCCAAACTCGCCGGGTTCGTAATCGTCACGACCCCCGTAGCGGGGTTGTAAGCGCCGACAGATTGGCTCGACCACGCCACCATCAGATGGCTCGACGGCTGATAGCTGCCCTGAACGAGATACACCAATCCGTCAGATGCAAGGATCCCTTGACCCCTTGCGCCGTTCTCCAGCGTAATTGTGCACGCCCCCGCACCGCGGAAAGGCGCATAGGACGACAAATCCACCTGCCCGGCGACGACGGGCGCGGAGAGCACCTCATCCGTCAGCGCATCCCCGTCGCGCCAGGTGTAGCTGTTGGACACCGCGGTGCCGCGGTCAGGGGCGGCTGCGAAGTAAAGCTCGACGTCACCGGTGACGGGGTTTAGCCGGCCGGTGACACCGGTGCCGCTGATGACTCCACTCGCAGCAGTCGTCGCGGTGCGCGGCGCGCCCGATACGACAAACCCCACCGACAGGGTTTCGGCGATGACCGGCGCGTTGGCGAGGGTGTAGCGCACCTCGAAAGCGGTGTCGGCATCGGACGTCGCCCCCGCGCGGACCTCGTAGTGCACCGGCGAGCCCCACGCCCACATGATCTGGCTGCCCACATCGGGCAGCGCACCGAGCGTGAGCGTCATGGCGCCGGTGACGTAGTTGACGGTGCCGGCGCCGCTGGTTGCCCCGGCGCTGCTGCTGATGTTGCCTGCGCCGTCGTCGGTCAGTTCATACCAGTCTCCCTGAGCACGGTAGCTGATCGACAAGGTGCCCGGGGCGGGGATGGGCTGCAGGTTCTCGACCCACGTGAGGCGGCGGGATCCGGCGGTGACGTTGCGCGCGAGCGTGTGTGCCTGCTGCGCGACTTCGACCGTGCGTGTGCCGCCAGACAGCGAGACCGTAAGGGAGGGGTTGAGCGGACGGTTGGTGAGCGGAGTTTCGGTCTGCGCCGACGGCACGAGCGGAGTGAAGATGCTCGAGGCACGCACGGTCAGATCGCCGATCGCTGCCGCCTGTGTGAGGGTCTTGGCACCGTAGTAGAGGGTCGCGTCGGCGACCGAGGTGTCGCGCACACGGGCTTGCCCCGCGGTGTACTTGTAGTCCTTCTCGATGCGTGAGATTTCATGGCCTTTGAAGTCATAGCGCAGCGCGTCGGACAGTGTGAGCGTGACGATCAGGCGGTTAAAAAAGATGTCCGCCCCCGACGAATCGACGCCGTCAACAAAGGTGCGCTCGACCGCGTCAACACGAGTCACGCGGACATATTGCTCCACCTCGCCCTGAGCGCCTTCGTTCGCCACCAAGCAGAGCGTCTTGCCGATCGGCGGGAGTTGAGAACCCACCTTCTGGATCAGGTTGAGCGTGCGCATGCCGGCGATGTGGTTTTCGTACAGGTAACCCGGCCACATTGGGCCTTTGTAGAGATACGCTTCGACTCGGTCGGCGGCCTGCTCGCGGATGTCGAAGGGGTCGCCGTTGGCGAACAGCGTGTAGCCGAGGGCGTCGTCTTGCGGTAGCGCGGTGATGACCGTTTTTGCGCCGGAGTACATATCGGTGCTCAGCGTCCGGACCGCCAGGAATATCTTCCGCAGATTGAAACGCCCGTAAGCGCGATCAAGGTCCGAAATGTCCGGAAACACGTTATTCATCCGGCCGTCTTCAATCGCGCGCCCGGTCGCCGAGCCCCCGCCCTCGGGCACGTCGTCCATGACTTGCGACTCGACGAAGACGACGTTGTTTTCAAGAATTGGCATAGCGATAGCTACCTCAGTTGGGGATGGTCATGAAGCGCAGCGTCACGAGCAGCCAATCCCCGCCCGCCGCATCGCTGTAGAAAACCACCGGCTCGGCGGCGTGGGCGCCGTCCTGGTGGCGGAACATCACGCGGTACGGCGTGCCGTGTAGCGAGAGCGTGAGGGCCTGGCCGGGCACATCGGCCCAGGCGCGCAGCTGCGTCATGTCCGCGCGCGTCATCCAGGCGCTGCTGTCGTCGAACGGGCGCAGGGTGATCGGGCGGCCGTAGTGGCGCAGGGCCACCTGGATGATCGGGCGGCCGGTGAGCCCGCGCGTCATCGACTGCTCGACGGCAGCCCAGGCGAATTCGTCCTCCCAGTACAAGTCGGGGTCGAGCGCGAGCGTGGTGGTGCCGTCGGAGAGGGTGATGGACATGGGTCAGGACCTCAGCGCATCGGATTCGAGTTGGCGCAGCAGGGATACGAGCGCGGCGGCGTCCTGCTGGCTGGCGGTGTTGATCCGCGTGTTGCGGCCGGCCAGACTGATGTTGACTTGATAGGCCCCCGCGGCAATTCCGGAGGATTTTGCCGCGGGGGCGGACTTGGACGGCTCAGTAGGCGTGGCCCCAGTGCTGGCTTTCGCCCGCTGCAGATCCTCTTGCTGCTGGCGAGCTTGCTCGAGGGCGTTTTTGAGCTGTAGCTCCTCCAGCTCTCGGCGGTCGTTCGCTTGGCGCTGGAAGCGTGCGATCCATACCGGGTCGCTGGTCTTGTCTCCACTGCTACCGCTACCGCCCCCACTGCTGGTGCGCTCGGTAGATTCGGGGATCAAATTGCCGTCGGCGTCCCACACGCCGCTGAGTCCATCGTATTCGCGTTTGATGCCCGCCACTTTTGCAGCAGCGGCATCGGCAGCGGCACCCAGCCCCGCGACAGCGGCGGTACCGGACTGCATGGCGCTGACGACGGCTTGACCGGTGGCGTCGGCCTCGATGCGGATTTTGTAGATTGCGGCCTCGGCCTTGAGCGCCTCGGTGGCGACGCCGCCGTTCGCTTCGATGGCCTTCTGTGCGTAGGCGGCGAATGCGGCGGCGAGCTCGCGCGAGGTGGCGGTGCCGCTGTTGCGGATCTGCTCGAACGCGCTGCGCGCGCCATCGGCCGCGGCGCGCAGCTCGGCATCCGAGGTCACGCGCAGCGCGCGGAAGGCTTCGGCGACGCTGTTGATGCCGGGCCGCAGCTCGGCGGCCTTCGCGCCGATTTTTTCCAGCGCCTGTGCCACCTGTTCTGCCGAGAGCTTGCCTTCGCGCCCGAGGCGCTCGACATCCTGGCGCAGCACGGCCAGCGCCGCGCCCGAATCGCCCGCCTCCACCGCAAAGTCGACCGCCCCGGCAAGCGCCGCCTGGGTATCGACGCCGGCGGCCTTCAAGGTGTCGAAGCCGGCCTCGAGCGTGGCGAGGTGTCCCAGCGCCGACTGCGCGCCGCTCGAGATCCCCGACGAGAGCTGCGCGAAGTCCTGCCCGGTGGCGGCGATGCTGGCGCGCAAGGCGCCGTTCATCGCCGCGGCCAGCGCGTCGACGTCGCGCTGGGACTGGCCGAACGCGGCTTGGGCGGTGGTCATGAACGCGTTCACCTGCGCACCGTCGAGCTTTGCGAGCGCCTGCTGCCAGGCGGCCCCCATCTCGTCGGCGGAGATCTTCCCGGTGTTCCTGAGCTCGACCAGCGCCTGGCCGAAGCCCTGCACACTCACCAGCGCGCTCGCGTCGAACCCCTTGCCGACCTCCTGCAGGGCCGCGGCCGCATCCTTTCCCTTCGCGGCCAGGGCGTCGAACTGTGCGATGAGCCGCGACGCGTCTACCGACAGCAGCGCCTCGATCTCGGCGCGGCTCATGCGCACGCCGGACTCGAATGCGGCCAGCCCCTCGCGCGCACGCTTCATCCCTGCGGCCGTCTGCTCCGCCGAGAACTCGCTCGCAATGCCGAGCTCATTGGCGCCCTGGATGGCCATCTGCGCGCCTGCGTAGTACTTGCGCGCGCCGTCCAGGCGCTCGAAGTACGCGGTGCGCTCGGCCTCCGACAGGCGCGCCACCTCGACAGCCGTCAGCGCCACGGCGTTGCGGTAGGTATCGTTCTGGGCGGCCAGCGTCTGGCCGCTGGCGAGCATGCTGCGCGAGGCCTCGCGCATGGTCTGCTCGGCGCGCCGCATGGCTTCGCCCGCCTCGCCCCAGCTCGCCACGGTCTCACCGATGGCCTTGCCCACCGTCGTCAGCACTTCGTAGCCGACCACCGCCAGGGCGATCTTCACCGTCCCTGGCAATGCGGTAAGGCCGGCGCGCAGCCCGCCCACGCCCTTGGTGGCCGCCAGCGCTTCGGCGCCGAACTTGGTCACCTGCGGGATCAGCTTGGCAGCGAACACCGCCAGCCCCACCTCACCGGCCACGACCGCGAGCTTGGCTATGTCGTCCAGGTTGTTGGCGACCCCCTCCAAGGCGCGCGCCACGGTGGCGGAGGCCCCGTTGGCCTGGTCGAGCTCGCCGATGAACTGTGTCCAGTTCGTCGACAGGTTGGTGAGCGACCGGCCAATGGTCAGCGGCAACTTGGCGAACTCCGCGTCGATGGTGCGCGCCTGTGACTGCAACGCGCCGATCACCACCTCGCTGGTGAGCTTGCCTTGCTCGGCCATGTTACGCAGCGCGCCGAGCGGCACGCCCAAGCCGTCGGCCAGCGCTTTGGCCAAACGGGGCGACTGCTCCATCACCGAGTTGAACTCGTCGCCGCGCAACGCGCCCGACTGCAGCCCCTGGATCAGCTGCGTCAGGGCTGCATCGGCGCTGGCCGCCGACGCGCCCGAGACCTGGTTCGCCTTGTTGATGGATTCGGTCAGGCGCAGCACGCCTTCTTGCGTCAGGCCCACCGCCTCGCCGGCCCGCGCGAGCGCGCCGACCAGGCCGGTGGTGCTCTCGAGCCCCGTGTAGGTCGCCCGGGCGAGCTCGGCGGTCTGGGCCAGGGTGAGGTTGAACCCCGCCTGGCTGCTGTTGACCAGGTCGATGCGAGCGCCGAGGTTGGCGTACTCGTCCGCGGTGCGCCCCAGGTCGATCGCGGTCTGCAGGCCGAGCTGAGCGCCTGCGAACTGCAGCAGGCGCGACTGCACGGTCGAGAGCTGCTCGGAGATCGAGCGCACGCCCTTTGCCGCCTGCGAAAACCCCTTTTCCGTCTGCGCGCCTGCCGACTGCGCCGTGCTCCCCACGCCCGCCAGGCGTGTCCGCAGCTCGCCGGCGCGCTGCGCTGCCTGCTGCGCACTGGCGGCCAGGCGCACCTGTGCGCCGGCGAGGTCGGTCGATGCGATGCCCGCGCCGGCCAGTGCCTGGCGCGCGTTGTGCAGCGCCAGGCGCTGCGCCTCGTAGGCCGTCTTGGCGCGACCGGCCTCGTGGCGGTTCTGCTCGAAGGCGCGCTGTGCCTTGTCGGCAGCGCTCCCGGCTTCCTTGAGTGCCTGGGCGGTGGGCCGGTAGTCGGCCGCGAGCGTGCGCACCGACTGTCCGGCGGCGGTGCTTTCCTTTCTCAACTCCGCCAGGCGTGTCCGCGCCTCGCGGATCTGGCCGGCGTATTCGGCCGTGTCGGCGCCGCTCGCCTTCGAAGCCGCGCGCAGGGTCTTGAGCTCGGCCGCGGCAGCAGCCACCGACACCTTCAGCTCGTCGTGACGCGTGCGGGCCTGGGACAGTGCTGCTGCCGCCTCGCGCTCGGCGGTGGTGGCGGAGGCGAGCGCGGCCTCCTTGGCCCGCAGCGCCTGGGCCGCGGCGCGTGTGGCCGTCTGCGCGGTCTGCAGCGCCTCGGCGTAGGCTACCGTCTCGCGCTTGGCTTCGGCAAACGCGCCGACCAGGCGCTCCTTCGCTGCCAGGCCATCGATTTCCTCGGCCAGGCGCTGGAACTCGGGCGCCGCATCGCCCGCCCCCTCGCCCAGGCCGGCCACCTCGCGCGACAGCGCCACCAGCTTGCCATCGCCGGCGGTGTCCACTTTAATGACGACATTGGTTTCGATCGGGTTCGCCATGACGCGCTTATCTCTTCAATGCTTCGTGCTGGCCTTGCTGCTCTTCCTGGTCAGCCTGGGGGGTGCGGGCTGGGCGGCCATCGGCGCAGCGGGGGCATTGGGCGCCGGGCTCGTGCTGATGGCGATCGACCTGTTCAGCGCAGCCCTGCGCTAGCGCGGCCAGACTGCCGCGCCAGCGTCGGACATCACGCTGGCGAGCGGTACTCGAGCACGAACGGCGACAGGCCTGCTCCCGGGATCTCCAGCCTGCCCTTGAGCGGCGCCTCGCTCACCTCGTCCTGCAGGAAGTCGTAGGCCGCATCCGAGGCCACCACCGCACGATCCGCGTACAGATAGACGTCCTGGTTGTTCACCAGGTTGACGCCATCCAGCTTGAGGCGCATCACGGTCTTGTAGCGACGCGCGCCGAGAATGCGATCGCCGGTCACCGCCTCTTCGGTACCGGATAGATGCAGCGTCGACGCATTGGGGATGTCCCCATCCGGCAACGCCCGCAGCAGGCCAAGGCGGTAATTCACCTCGTAGTCTGCGCCCAGCACATACGTGGTCGTGCCGGCGGGATTCGTCACCGTGAAACCGGCCTCAGCGATGTTCTCCAGGCCGGTCTCGATCCATGCCCCCAGCACGGCGGTGGCCTCCACATCGGAGAATGCGCCGCCCGCCATCGTCAGCGGCACGAGCAGACCCGACAGCTGCATGGCAAAAATCTCCCGCGTCACCTCCGAAAACGTGATCGCGAACTCCGCGGGCTGTGGCACTGGCACCGACACGAACGGCTGCCCGTAGCTTGCGCGCCCCTTGCTCAGCTTCTCCTTGAACTCGCTCGGCGTGGCGATCTCGAGCTTGTCGCACTCCACTTGGTGGAAGGGGCCAAAGACCCCGTCCGAGCCCTCCATCGAGAAGAACAGATCGCCGGCGAAGAGCAGGCCTTTTTGCTGTGACATCGTGATGCCTCCTGTGGTGTTACGGTTTGGCTCGGCTGGCGGCGCGGACCCTCATGCCCACCCGCCAGCCGATCGGAAAGTAAGCAAACCCGGTACGGTATCCAGCCTCAGGCGCCGCCTCGAGGTGCAGGCTCTTGTAGCCAGGGAGATCGGGCACCCATGCCCCCAGGGCACCGATCACCGCCCCCATCAACGGGCCGACCTCGGCGCGCATCGCTTCGCCTGTCTGCAACGTGCCCACGTTGCGCACGGCCAACACGGTGAGCCAGTACTGGTCGAGCTCCTCCCACATCGCCGCGGCGGCGCGCACGGGGCGGTAGGTGCGGTACAGCACATGCACCGCCGGCGTCGGCTGGGTGCCCTCGGTCAGCCCCGCGAGGTCGCGCGCCCCCAGCACATGCACGTACGCCGGCAGCGTGGCGCGCAGACGATCCAGGATCAGCGGCTCGAGCGCCATGAAGTCGATCGGCTCGGCGGCCATCAGCAGCAACCCGTGGCAGCAGGAGGGGTGAAACGAAGNNAGAGA